TCTTGGTCGCCTTTTAAGCCATCAACTTCATTATTCCAATGATCTATAACTCCAACCTCGATAGAATCTCCGTACGGGCCTTCAATTGGTTTTTTTGGCGTATCAAAGACAGGGTTTCCAAAAGAATCAATGAATCCTTCGTAGTTCCATTCCATAGGTATGAACAAAGAATATAATCCTGAGCGAGTCTGTCCATTGGCGTTTCGTTTTTTGACGTCTGAGTCATAATATAGTTTTTTAAAGTTTTCACCGCCTTTATCTAATGCGTTCGACGTTGACCCCATTAAACACTTACCTATAATTCTACTACCTAATCTTAATGTCGTCTTCGTCACTCGCCAGTTGTTGAGGATGTTGTCCGGTCTTTCCCATTTGCCCGATTCGTCGTGTACGAGGAGCTTGAGCTTTTCTCCATCATACGAGTTGTCCCCTGTGTTCTTCCAGTCTATCGTCGTGTCGAGTCCCTGTAGTTCTTCTCGCGTTTGACCCGATTGTATAGATTTTCTGGTGAGCTTTGACGCAGGTACCCTGTATGCAAGCTCGGTTTTTGGTCTATCCATACCATCTTGTATTGGTTTGAAAAAGAATGGGTAGTTGACAGATATTGGTACCACTTTGTCTGTGAACATTTTTTTTGCATCCCCACCAGATTTAGACAATATTCCGAACCGGGCGTCGGATGATATTGTAGCCATATTAACGGTTTCTGACGATGCCATGAAACTAAAACCCGAACGTCTGTTTTTGAGATAGCACATACCGTAGCATCGTTTGTCAGCCTTGCAAGCTTCCCAGAAGATAAAGAATAATCTATTTGCTTCTCTAAACTCAGGGGCACCAACGTCAATCTTACTCCACTGCAAGTACATGTAATGAGTGCCAGTAATATAAGTAGGGTTGCCCTTATTATAAAACCAGTGACCTTCGTCTCTTCTTTTAAATTCTTCATCTATATATGATTCCCATTGATCCTTAAATTCTTCAGGGTAATTTTTCCAATCAAATATTGTTTTTATTCTATTTAATTCCTTAGGGTGCTCATGTTTAACCCACCTATTATCGCCCTTAGTAATGTTGGAAGGCATAGGAGGCAAAGCAATTTTTAAATTTTGTATGCTATACACCTCGCCAATTTGCCCTGTTTTACTAATAACTACAATATCATTTTCTTTATCGTAGCCGTACTTCCATCGCTTTGCTTTGTTGTGGCGTTTAAGCGTATTTATTTTAATAGGTTCAATAACCTTAAATAAAGTTTGCTCGTACATTACTTAGATCTTTTTTCAGCAAATCCACCAAAAGCTTCTTTTTTCTCTTCTTTAGGCTTATTAAGCAGTATTGCTTTCTCTTCTTCTATTCTATTTAGAATTTCAAAGGCGTCGAATATAGCGAGTTTTTTAGTAGCAGCTGCATTCTTAAGCCTGTCGGCAGAGATATCATCTTCAGTATTTGTTATGATTTTCTCCTCCGCAACATATATAAGTTCATCAACAGCTTTATAGCCAGCTCGGATTATATTCTTTTTCGTCTCCTTGATATTCATATTTAATAGAAATTGAATTAGTTGTTACCCTGTACATTCTTTCACCATCAACAACAAATTCATATTCGCTACTCGGTGTAAAACCTACAAGATCATTTTTTTTAATACCGTTCTTATGAAGATTTTTATCAACAAACTTTATAATGCCTATTAAAGGTCTTTCAGGATTTGTGTCAAACTTGTCTATTGATTCAATGGGCTTTACAAAACAATATCCTTTTGGTGCTATCCATTCTTTGTTTCGCTTATATAAAAAAACTTGCGATGGATCTACAAAATATTCGTTTTCTTTAAAAAATCCCCTGCTATTTTTTTCTTTGCCATATACATCATGCCATCTTCTAAAAACATTGTGATGCAATATAACCTCATCACCTTTTTTAATATCTGTTTTTACTTCAACAGGTGTTTCGATAACAACACCGTTTCTGCTTACATATCTATGATCAGATATTTCGGTATTTAATATTAATTCTTTACCGCCTATAGATTTTTTATTATTGTATCTATCTTCTTTTGGGGCTATAATAAAATTAAATATACTTCGCATTAATATTCTAGGTTGTATTCTACAGCTATTCCCATGTTCTTATTAAAATCCTTCCATGGTAATACGTCGTTATTTTTTTTAATATATATACTATATTTATCTTCAGCTTCAACTATATCACAAATAGTATGCCCTCCGTAGACCTCTTGACCTACGGAGTAATGCATAGCTTCATTTTTATAGTCTCTACCGATACTAATCTTTCTTATCAGATTCATCTTCTTCGGTTATTTCTTCGTAAGTTCCGTCTTGAATATTGATAGAAACTCTACCGTATTCTTTTTCAAGTTCATCTTGGAACTCTTTCAACCCACTCTGCAATTCGCTTGATTGATGTAATAAACCGTGTTTCTGAAGCTCAATACTTCCTAACTGCGATTGGATTTGATTTAAATTGTTAACTAGTCCTTGTAGCTTTTCAAGCTGTTCGTCTTTAATTTTTGACATAATAATTTAATTTAATTGTGGTTAATGGTTATTCTTCAGTTTCTGCAGGTTGCGCTAGAAAAGATAATTCTTCTCCGGTCACCTCTACATTTGTTGGTCTAATTATTCTGTTAATATCTTCTTCAATAACAGAATTCATGTGCTCTACAGGATGTGCTGCTTGCGCCCATTCAATAACTTTAGCCTCGTTTAGATCCGCTAACGCTATAAATTCATCGCCTTCTTGAGGAGTGACTAATGGACAAGCTCCGTGAAATATAGATGAATGACCTGAATCAGCATCTGTCCCCGTGTAGTTAAAATTAACGTGTGTGATTACATTTGACAATCCGTCTAACGTGGGTGCTTGTTTTAAAGCCGTAATCTTCCACTCATAACTAATATTCATAATTTATAATTTATTGCTTAAGTATATGTTAAATAATCACTTGTTTTATTGATTTTCTAAAGTTTGTATTCTTGTTTCTAATTGTTCTATTTTTAATATAGCTTCTTGCAAAGCAGCTGTTAATACTGGTACTAACTTTGAATGGTCAATACCTTGCCATACTGCATCGCCGTTTTCATCAACTTCATCCTTTGTACCATTAATAGCTCCCGGCACATATTCTTGTACCTCGTGAGCCATAAAACCATCGTGAATTGTATTAGTGTCATCGTGGATAAAACTAAATTGTTTAGGTTGTAACCCTTTTACTCTTTCAATTCCATCTGTAATTTCAGTTACATTTTCTTTTGTTCTATAATCCGACGTTGTATTATAGCTTACACTACCAGAATAATTAATTGTAATCTCTCCGAAGTTAGTACCATTTCTTGCAAACCATATTGCATTTGTAATATAGCTACTTGTACTATTGATAAAAATACCAGTATTGTATGTTGGACATTCTAACCTTATATTAGTAGCAGAGCCGGCACCATCAATCAGCATACCGTAGCCTCCGTTAGCCAATCCATCTATAGAAAGTCGAGAACCTTGAGTAGGTATGCCACTTGGGCTACCCAGTAATACTGTATTTAATTTACTTGTGCTGTTAGGGTCCAGCTTGTAATTAGTATCAATAGAGTCGTAGAATATTGGAGCTTTCATTGACTCCGTATGCCACACGGAATTGTAACCTATTGAACCTCTGGGGCTTCCATTATTACACCAAACCATTTGGTGAGAACCTCCCATTGTACCGCCGGTGCTGTTATTAGTGTGCTTGTAAGCTAAACCATATAAGTTTCCAAAATTAGCTCCATTATCAGGGATAGCATAGCCAGTACCCATTGACCATATATGCCCTGTCTTAGTAGAGTCATAAAAACCGTATACACCCGCTCTCCTGTTATTTGTAGACGCGACAGAAAGTTTACCCGTAAAAGTGTCGTGAGCATCGCTCCTAAGGAAAGAAGATCCTTGGATGCCGTCTACTTTGTCTGCGTCTAAACCTGAACCTGCGCCATCGTTTCCTTCGTCCCATATCTTCCTCCAACTACCAAATGAACTGCTTGGATTATCCCGCCAGTACATGTTGCCATTAGAGGAAAAAGCTACTTGAGCATTATAGTTACCACTATGTTGACCCACTGTTATAACGCCGTTTGCATTGTCAGATACAGCAGGTGCGTTTGAAGAAGATGAACTAAAACCTCTATACTCTAATTGACCAACCGAAACACTATTAGCTACAGTGTTTAAGTTTTCAGTGCTAGGCCCAGTACCTCCTGCTTTAATCTTAGCAGCTACCCCACTAGATGTGATGTAACCAGCACCATTTGTTAGCTGGTTGTTGTTTGTAGGTATAGTTGGCTTGTTACTCAGATCATTGTATGAACCACTAAACGATGATGTGCCCGCACCTATAAATGTCCTTATAGCAGTTGGGTTACTACAGTATCTAGTATAATTGTCAGCTCCATTGTTAACTCTAAAAGCTATTGCCCCAGATATAGTACTTTGGTTTTGATAGTTAGATCTAAACAAGCGAGCATTAATATCGGCAGCACTATCTCTTTTTGCAACTGTATTTGCAGTAGCTGCTGTTGTACCACCACTATTTGTAATATAATTAGCTCCATTTGTCAACTGGTTGTTGTTGGTTGGTATAGTTGGTGTGTTTGCGAAGTTGTTGTAATTTAAATAGTAACTTCCTTCTTGTGCATCTAACTTATCAGCGTCTAATCCTGAGCTAGCGCCATCGTTACCAGAATTCCAAACTTTATATTCTGCATTTGCAGCTGTATACCCTGAGGGGGCTGATCCGCTTCTTGTATTGTCAACAGTAATATGGCCATCGCTTATATGACCGCTAGCTGTTACTTCAGCGTACGCCCCGACTCTAACATATATATCTGCTTGTGTATTACTTATTTGCACAACCCCAACTTCGCTTACAACTTCACCGGAACCATTATCATGATTGTAATAAACAACATCCCAATTAGCATCAGCTTGTAGTTGAGCGACAATATAACCCATAGCTGGTAGCTGATCGTTACTGTAGCTGGTACTTCTACCTGCTATCTCAATAATACATCTATCAGAATAATAGTCATCACCGCCTGCAGTGCCTGTGAGCCTTGCTATTTTAACATAGTTAGTGCCGTTGCCCGCTGTGTTATCAACAGCTCTCCAAGCGTATAGTTTGCCTAAGCCGTCAGATGTAAATCCTTTCGTGGAAGCAGTTCTAATATCTCCAGCTGTATATATAGCTGTACCTGTATGGTTAGGATCTACATAATAAACTGTACTTCCGGTTCCGTAATATCTATTAGCTATAACGTTACCATTTACTTCTAGCTTTTGACCAGGGCTCGACGTGCCTATCCCTACATACCCATAGTCTGAATTTGTAGAAAAACCTTTAATAGCCATTAGAACATCAGTGCCCCTATAAAACCTATAATCATTGTTAGCTGTCCCAAAAATATAACCTCTATGCGAAATCGCTAAATTGTATGTTGAGTTATATGATATTTGTAATTGGCTGCTTGAGGAGTCGGTGCCAGATAAACTTTTATCTACATGTAAAGGGTTCGAAGGTAAGCTTGAGCTGCCGATATTAACGCTACCCCTTAATACAGCTGATGTAGTGTTGTCATTTGGATCTACAAAATACGTTGTATTTCCATTGCCATGAAATCTATTTGCGTATACAGGTCCGTTGCTTGCTGCAATCCCACCCGTCTCTGTTGCCTCTAAATCGTTACAAACTATACTATTTGTAACATTTACTTCTGAAGACGCTATCAAGGAATACGGCGCTCCACTATCCAAATCTAAATACGAGCTTGTGCCGCTAGTGCCATAGTATCTACCGGATCTTACGGCGTTGCTATAAGTTGTACCATCTACATGTAAATCATAGGACGGAGAAGATGTACCAACACCAAGTCTATTGTTAGTAGTGTCCCAGTGAAGATTTGTGTCGTTGGTTAGAGCTGTTGCTGAAGTCCATATTGCTAGTTTATTAGCTGAACCGCCGGAAAGGCTAGTGCCTCCAGAAGCATCTTCCCAAGCAATACCCGATCCTGTGGAAGTCAATACTTGCCCATCTGTACCTTGAGCACTGTCGATTGTTAAGTTACTTAAATCAACAGTACCAGCTACGTCTAAGTTTGTTAAAAACTTTTGCTCTGCCATATTTTATTTAATTTATTATACTTGGCTAATAAGCACTCTGTAATTGCCGTCTGTTACGGTATTTGCAAATGCTATTGTTACTGTGTTTGTAGTAGGTCTTTGATTTTCTGTAAATACAGTTTCGTATGTTGGGGACGCATCAGATATGTCAACTACTTGCACAAGCACGTCTTTTGTACCTAAACTGTGCGTTACAGTATACGTGTTTCCTGTTTTACTTACAGAGCTTTCTGAAACATTTAAATCAACTTTAAACGTTGTGCCTCCTACTGATTGAAGTATTTCATATGTTCCTTGTGTATTTGAAACTGTCCACGCTGATTCGCTTTCGTCCCAGAATAAAGAAACATTTGCGTCATCACCTCTTTCAACCTCAATACCAGCATCAGTACCATTTCCTGAGCCTGTAACATTGCTGTTTAAAAGAATTATATTATCTTCAATCGTTACTGTTTCTGTGTTTAATGTCGTTGTCGTTCCTGAAACAGTTAAGTTACCAGTAATAACGATTGTGTCGCCTGGATCTGTACCAATTGTAATGTTTTGGTTTGCGGCACCACCTGTTGACTCTAATCCTGCCAATGCAGTTAATAAATTTGCATTACTAACATCATCTACGGTTGTATTGCCCGCTAACGCTGTTGTGGATGTTGTACCTAAAGCTAATTTATTAAATGTGGTTCCGCCTTTAGAAACAGAGGAGGTCGTTACTGTTACACCTGAATTATCAGTTCCAGCTGCATCAACACCTAAAGCTGTTCTTGCACCAGCCACTGTAGTCGATCCTGTGCCCCCTAAAGATATAGGCACGGTCCCTGCGGTTATTTCTTGGCCTGATATAGAAATATAATTATTAGCTACGGTTGCTAAAGTTACATCTGTGGAATTATCTGTACCTGCAGCATCAAATTGACCTGTTGCCCAGCTTTGAAAAGCTACTGTTTCCCATGTATCCGTGGCAGAAGTATAATCAACATACACTTTTACAGTATTAGTTCCGGTGTCAAAATATATTTTACCTTCGTCTTCTTGCGGTTCGGTCCCTGTTAAATGTAATTTTGCATTTTGCAGCTCATTATGAGTTAAGTCTATGCTTTTGAAAAACTTTATTGCCATTTTTTTTAGTTTAAATATGCTTTGCCAGCCACCGCGTAGCCAAGCGAGATTGTTAAATTATTTTTATCTGTATATGTTACTTCGCCAAATCCGTAATCACCCGTTGATAAAACAATATGCACAGCTGGAAATTTACCCATATTATGAGAAATAACCCAATTAGCAGAAGCTTCATCCTGGGAGTGCACGCGGTGCTTATCCCCAGCTCCAGCAAACGAAATAACATAATATTTTTCTATAGTTAAGTTACCGTTTACAGACTCAGGTGTTAATGAAAATATAAAAATATCTGTTCCAGATTGTCTAGAAACAGATGAAACAGTAAAAATGCCATAAGTATTTTTATCGTCAACTTGCGATATTATTATTCTATTACCAGCATATTCCTCTATAAAATCTTCTATATTGTCTTCCGTTTGATCTATTTTATTAAATTTGAGCGATGATACTGATGAAAACGCTGTGTTACCAGCAACCCCTGTAAAAATTCCAGGGCCTTGTGAGTTTGCGAACTTATACATAACCTGTCCCCCTACAGAAACAAGCCCTCTTTGACTCATGAATAAACTTATATTCTCTAGTGTGTAATTTTTAGTAACCGAACCTGAAGCATCAGTTCCAATTACTTTATCTTGTTTAGTTACAACTAGGTCTTTTCGATAAGTACTTATTCTAGCCATGTATTATTGTTTTTTAGACTTTTCCCAAGTTCTACCAACAAAATATGCGCCATATACTGTAATCAATAATGATTGAAATATAGGTATATATGCTTCATCAACTTGAAACCCGCCTATGTTACCGTCAAAAAATGATAGGACGGTAAATATAACTGTTAAATAAATTAAAACCAAGGGTCTAATATTTTTAGAAAGAAAGGAGTCCGATTGCATATCAAGTTTCCAGCGCTCTGTAATTTGGCTTTGTGCGTCTTGATCTGCTTTTTCTAAAAGCTCTTGCAATTTTTGTTTAGCTTCTAATCTTTCTTCGTCGGTAGTTGTTAAACTATCTATTACGCCGCCGATGTCTTTTATAAGGCCCCCAGAAATTAAACTGAGTAATTTTTTCATTTAAATTTTACTTTATATGCACTAGCTAAAGAAACTTCATTTCTTTTTTTGTTATACGTCATATTTGTATTTGACAAAGAAAAATTGCCTTGGCTATAAGCATTATTTGCATTTTGTGCTGCTAATGTTGAATAAGATCCTCTTGCGTCAAAGGCTGAAGAGCCAGGGGGTAATTTTAATGTTGATGTATACGTTTGAGTATTTGGAGAGCTAGGTTTGGATTTTTTTGCTTCTTTTTTTGCAACTCTATCATAGCGTTTTCTAAGTCTTTGGGCTTTTTTAACATTACCGCTAGCTAACGCCGCTTCTCCCTTTGCTTTAATTTTAGATGACTTAGCTTTAGGTGTAGAAGTAGCAGTTTTTGGCGCAGAGGTTAATGCTGCGGCTTTGGGTTTGGAAGTGATAGAAGTAGGCTTTGGCTTAATACTTGAAACAGCCGGTTTTGTTTTTTTCGGCTTTTTTATAGTATTATCATATGCCCAGCCTCTTGCGTCATACTCTTTTCTACGAGCGTCACTTCCAACAGCATAATTTTTTATAGAGCCTGTAGCTTTACCTCCCTTTTTAACATAAGGTTTTGGCGAAGCTGGAGCTGGTACTGGTGCTTTAGGCTTTACAGTTACACTTGGCGCTTTTGGAACTGAAGAGGTAGGAGTAGTGGGTTTTTTCGAAAAACCTTTTGCAAATCCGTATATCGCGGAGGCCCCTTTACTAAAAAGATTGTCTTGGGACCGTGACATATGCTTTACTGATTCCGTAACCCCACTCGCTATTCTGCTAGCATTATTAGCCTGCACTTTTGCTCGATTTTTGGATCTGGAGGAATTAGCGGTTGCTACTCTACTCAATAGGCTATTATTAATTACATCTTGATCCTTAGCTTTAAATGTAGTATCGTTATCTTCACTGTGAGTACCCATTTGCATGACGTACTTTTTTGTTTTTAATCCTCCTCCGGACTTACTTTTTCCTGGCATAATTTTTATTTTTTATATCCTGATTTACCTGATTTTTTTCCTGAATAAGCTACATTTCTAAATTGCATAGGCTTCATTTGCATTTTAAAATCGGTATTACCAATGGAAGCATCCATATTTCCAACTCTTTTAGCCGCGTCGCTAAACGTATTCTTATAATCTGTTGTGCTGCTATTATTTGGTTTTGCTTGATATGAACCTGTTTCAGCTGGATTTTTACCTTTTTCTACTTGTGTGGAAACGCTAGTAGCTATATCTTGCATACCTTTTTTAGTCGCTTTTCTTTGGTCTAGTTTAGCTTGTGCTTTTGCAGATTTTACAGCTTCTCTTTTTTCTTTACCTGTTTTACCGTCAATCTTAGCTTGTGCTCTAGCCTCTCTAATTTTTTCTCTTTTAAGCTTTCTTTGAGTAGCTTTTATATTTCTACCCTCTTGTCTAGCCTCAAAGGGGTTGTATGTATCTTTAAATGGATATGGTTTAAACTCAGTTTCTTTTTTCTGAGCAGTTTCTCCGGGAGTTTCAACAGTTTGATCAGGGGTGGTTGTTTTTATGGTTCTAGCCTTGCCTTTTTCTTTGCTGCCATATTTTCTGTGATAAGCATCTATACCACCTAGTTTTTTTATTTCATTTGTTCTCCAGTCAAGCTGCTCCTGACTCAAGCCATCTAAAGATTTACCTGTTGTGTAAACAGTCTCGTCAATAGTACCGCCTGGAATTGTTGTAGTAGTAGGATCAGAAGCTAAGTCAATAGTGGTTTTAGTTTCTTCGCCTAAAAGCCCTTGAACCATTTTTTCTTCGGTAGTGGTGTCACTACCGACCACTTTCATTCCGTTTTCATCTTTAGTTTGCAGAAGAGGAGACATTTGCATAACTTTACTTTGCTTAGTGCTAAACGTTCCTGGGGAGTCAATTTCTTTTTTTCCCATTTGCATTCTAAAGACATTATTAGCTACATCAGATGGCATTCCACCCTTTATAGCTTTTTGCTTAGCTGCTTCTTTTTTTTGTTCAGTTGCCATATTTTTAATTTTTGTATTTGCGAGGGAATATCGCGTTCATAGCCTCGCGGCGACCCTCACATCCGCATGGTATATTTAATCCTTTTGACATAAAATCTACAGCTTTCTTAATACCAGTAGCTGTGGTAAACTTGTGAATGTCGTCACCCAGTCCTCTTGATCTCATAATATTAACAATTCCATTTTCTCCGTGCAGCTTTACCTCTTTCTGAAGTCCAGCTCTTAGATCTTGCGCAGAATGATTTTCTTCGTTTCCAGGCTTTGCTTCCTTTCTTAAGTTTAGAAGGAGGCGTAGTCACAGCTGTTTTTAGCTTACTGCCCGGATTGTCTTTTCTATATTTTTTAACACCCTTAGCGGTCATTCCGCCTCCGGCTTTAGAGCCAGTGCCACTGCCTTTTTTTACCTTGGCATAATAACCTTTAGACTTCTTTTTCGAAGGTGCGTTTTTACTTGGCATAAGTTTTAGTTTTATCGTAAACAGCCTTTTCCCAGGGAAGCCCATGCCCTCCAAGCTTTATAGACTTTTGAGGTATAATTTGCATAGGACTGCCGGTTGACGGCTTGTAATATATATTTTTTGTATCGTAGCTGACAGAGCCATTGCGGAATTGTTTTATATGTTCCATTTCGTGCTCAGCAGCGTCTTTCTTTTGTTTTTTATTTAGATCTTTATTTATATGTACGGTTCTATCTATATTGGCAGTACCCCATATTCCATCTGGCAAATCTTTTTCGAATACTGGAACTGAGTATGTGCTTAGCTCCGCATTAATACCTAATAATGAAGGTATATTAGTTTTCATCGTGAATGCCATTATCGTTCTGGATCTTTAATCATATCGTCAATAGCCTTATTATAGACTTTATCTGTATATGTATTGTTTTTGAAAAATACACTACGCTCAGACGTTGGAAGGTCTTCTTCGCCTAGCATTATTCTATATATTCTACTAACTAAGTGTTTGCATTTAAATGAGGTTTGAAATATAGAATATTTAATTGAAGTACGGTTGCGATGACGCCAAACCTCAATCCAGCCATCACGACGAAGACGTTCCCACCTATCTTTATCCCAAGAATAAGTGTATTCACCTTCTATAAAATCATTACGTGTAAAACGTTTTTTGCAATCTAAATATATTAAAAGTTCTAAATCAGCGTCTTTTAACCCATTAGTTTTACAGGCCCACTTACGAATGAGCCTGTAATACTTCATTAAATTTAGTTCTTTAAGATCGTCAGCGCTTAACCTCATTCGACCATAACTATATCAGCAAGCTTTAATACAAGGTATAGCTTGTCTTTCCATTGTATGCCATGCCCATTGTGCTTGTCGTAATAAACAATATCATCTTCTTTTAGCGATTCAACTAGATTGCCTGCAGATATAACTTTACCCTTTAAGTACCTATCGTCGCTATTCTGGGATTCTGTAAGTTCAAGCCCACCTACTGTCTTCGGTGCTTCCTTGATTTTTTCAATAACTACAAAATAATTAATTGCTTTCATCTAGTCGCATATTATTGATTATACAGTCCGCGGATATAATTGTATTAACGACCGACACTGCATTTTTAAGAGCAGTCTTTGTAACAAACGCTGGATCTATAATTCCAGCACGTATCATATTAGTTGGTTTGCCTGTTACAACATCTTTGCCCCATCCTTTGCGCTCTACGTTTAAATCATCGCTAAGCCCGGCATTATCAAGGATAGTTCTGTATGGTGATAATATTGCGCCTAACAGTATTTCTTCGCCTTTGTTTTTAGCTTTTATTTTTTGTGCAGCATTCATAAGTGCTACACCTCCGCCAGGTACGATACCTTCTTTTAACGCAGCTTTTACCGCATACAAAGCATCTTCAACCCTGTCCTTTTTTTCTTTAAGTTCAATCTTTGAATTGCCTCCAACTTTTACGATTCCGACTGCTCCGTTCAGCATTGCTAATCTTTGTTGCAGCCGTCTCTTAAAGTACGGGTTTGTTTCGTTCTTAACTTTTTCTTCAACTTGCGCAACTCTTTCTTCTAAGTCTACACCTAAATCCCCTGTTTGCAACACTGTTGTTTTATCGTCTGTAATTGCTTTTACAGCTTCACCTAGCACTGTTGGTTCTATAAGATCTAAATCATCGCCTAGCTCTTCGTTTATAACAGTTGCACCTGTTAAGAACGCTAGATCTTCAATCGTGTCTTGTTTTGTAGGCCCAAATCCCGGAAGATCAATAACATTAACTTTTATATTACCTTTAACTTTGTTTGCTAAAAGTGCCGCCATAGGCTGCTGTTCTACCGACGCTACAATTAAAAGCGACCGTTTGTCCTTAATGACGTATTCTAAGACGCTTTGTATCTTTCTAACATTTGGTATAGGTGAAGATATAATAAGCACATACGGGTTATCTAAAACAGCTCTCTGCTTGTCTTTGTCTGTTATAAGATGTGGTGATTTAAGACCACACTCAACCTGTACACCTTCTACAAAATCAACATATGTTTCTTCTGTATCTGATTCTTCCATTAGCACTACACCATCTTTCCCAACTTTTCCAAACGCATCACCTATTATTTCCCCTAGGCTCGCGTCGTTGTTACAGCTAATCGTAGCAACCTGGGTTAACATTGTATCTTTTACTGGTATAGCTGCTTTATCAATGTATTTAACAACTTTATCTGTTGCAGAGTCTATACCTGTTTTAAGTGAGCGTATGTCTGTTTCACCTTTGTTTAATTCTCTGCTAGCATTGTTAAGTAGCCAGTGAGCAAGGACGGTAGCCGTTGTGGTACCGTCGCCTGCTTCTCTGACCGTGTTTTTAGCTGCCTCTTTTATAAGTGTCGCCCCGATGTTTTCGACTGGGTCTCTTAAGACTACGGCTTCTGCGACCGTTACGCCGTCTTTTGTTATGACCGGTCTTCCTAACGCATCTTCATATATAACGCACTTACCTGAGGCACCTAAAGTAGAGCTCACAGCTTTTGCAAGCTTCTCTACACCTGCCATTACTTTATCTTTACCTTCACTCCCGAATGATAAAGATTTTACTATCTCGCTTGGGTTATTATATTCCATTTAATTAAATTTTTTATAGAGATATTATTCAAATGTTTTAACCACTACTGGACCTTTAGCAAAGTCAAGCCGTTTGTTATAGTGCTCTAATGAAGCATCAATCGCTGCTTCTGCACCTTCAACGGTTTCTCTTCGCGTTACGTCAACCCAGTTATTATCTTTATTTGGATCGAGGTACTCGGTTTGGTAATAACCATTTGGTAATTGGACAATTCGCCAGTTTTTCTTATCGGTTAAATGTATAAGAAACTGGACTTCTTCTTCGGTTATTTTTGGGGATGATGTTCCCCAAGAATAGGTTCTATAATATAGTGTCATAGGTTTTGGTTTTAAATTAATTATTGGTTTGCCCTACCCGGGCCGGGTTATAATTTTATTACTTTTACAGGCGTAAAATGCCAATAGTTAGGAACAGAATAATAATTAGGGGTTCCACTTGCTATTGGGTTAGTAAAACTAGGAGTATTCGGATTGGTAAAAAATCTTCCTGTATTTATAGAAACATTATTGGGCTCATTAGAATTCGATGTTCCTGTAAATCCTAATGCAAACGTGCCTCTAGGGCTCATTATAAAACCCGCCTGCCCTCTATAAAAAAAAGGGGCTAAATATTTATCTTGTGTAAGAAGCGTATACGCCGCTGAATTACTATTTCGTTGTAGTTGTGTTAGCGGTGGGCCATTTGTATAAAAACTTCGGGTTATCCAATTGTACACATGCGTATGCCCCCCTCCTTTGTCTTGATATGTTATTATATTACCCGTATAATCTATATATTTAACTCCCGCGTTGCCACCATCTCTATCATATGGGCTAAAATATCTTACAAATGTTTCTCCATAATCAAGCGATATCCTATCATTAGACGTTTGAGAACTAAAAATACCTTTTATCATAATAACTTTTCCGTTACCGCTTATTACAGGATCAGGCGAAAATTTATATTTAATTTCTGTTGCAGGTAACCCGCTTAAAAAAAAATTACTTTCCACCGTAGCCTGTCCCGATCTTTCTCCTAAAGAAGAAAAATTGTAACCAAAATCTGTACTAAGATATATATCGCTAGTAGAACTGCCCCCCGAAGGGTGTTTTGCCAGCGCAGTTATTAATATAGATTTGCCTGTGCTGGACATTTTTATTCTAAAGAATGTTAAAAACCCAGAGTCACTTACTAAAAGATTTCTTTGAATTCTTCCCGCGTACTCAGGGCCTCTTACTGTAGTAGGCTCCGTAAAACCCGGGGTTGGTATATTTACATTAAGCTCTGTAAAAGTTTCACCAAAATCTCTTGATATTAAATATTTCGAATATCCTTGAAATTCATATTGTATATCACCACCACTAAAGTTTGTAGAAAAAGGGCCCTTTCTGTACTCAGGTTCTCTTAAGCTAACTACATAAGATATTATTATAACTTTGCCGCTTGCAGATATTTCTATATCTCTATACCCCTCAAAAACACCTGGATTAGGTATTTGAGGAGTTGGAAATTCATCCCAGCTTTGCCCATAGTCTTTTGTAATTACTATGGTGTCTATTACATGGTTGCCTCCCCCAATGCCATAAAATGTTGAAGGGTCTGTCATGTCTACAGGATGAAAATTTGAATAATATTGCCAAAGGTTTGCGTTATATTTATTTCTGCCTGCGGCTATCATATATTTGTAGTTATCACTGCAACCAACTATCTGAGGCTGAAGCTCTTCATTTTGGTGTCTTAGTTTTTGCGTATGTCTTGGCAGGGGGGCAAAAGGATAAGCTGGTGTTATTTTTGTACCGCTAGCATTAAAAAGCGCAAACCCATTAACATCTGTAAAAGAATTTTCTGCCCCTATAACATTAGGTAGTTGTTGGTCTAAATTGGCTATATAACCAAAATCTGAATTTGATGAACCTCCCGATATTGAAATTTCATCGTCGGGTATATACGAATCGTCTAATGGTGGCCATAACCAGCTGTCACCTTTATATATTCTTTTTACATTAGTGTCTCCAACTTTTATATTACCAACATCGGGCACGGTGTCTAATACTTTAAAGTTTCCCATTATATAATTACGTACATTTTGTCAGACTCAGGGGTAATATTGTTATATTGTGTTTGTGATAATGTTACAATTTCTGATACAGCCGTGTTATTTGTTTCAGCGGAACCAAATACAATATTGCCTGGTACGTTTTGAATAAATGTAGGGCTATTAGGATCTGTTTCTGCGAAATCTGCCTGAGCATTGACATCTGCTTCTATCCAGGGGACATTAACAACCAACTGATCGGTATCATTAACTTGAACCGCGTATGTTCTATTTGTATTGTTCGAAACGGCATTCGCAGCTACAGTCTGTTCTGTACTGCTCCCTAGTTTAATAAGGCCTAATGTATTTACAGTCGCTGTAGAATAACTTGATGTTGCTGCAGACACAACACCATTTGAATCTATACTTAAGTTATTACCTATTTTTATACCACCTAAAACAGTATCAGATGCGGTTGGTAAAACATAATCCGGTGTACTATCTTCTATATTTGTCCAATTTGTCCCGTCCCATGTAAGCACATCTCCATATTGCACATTAGTTATAGATACATCACTTATCGTATTAACTTGTATATTGTTTACAGTTTGTGTTGTAGCATATCCTGATAAGTCAGCAGGCGTAAAATTAAATGTACCCGTGGTGTTGACATAAGTAAGAGCCCCTCCGCCTGACGCTGTTTCTGTTGCTACACTTAAATCTGCTAAAGTTATACCGCTACCACCTGAGCCACCTACATTATCAGTGCCAGGGTACCAATGCCCATTCGCGTTACTCCATTTTAATACTTGACCGTCTGACGGTGTTGCAGTACTAACATCCGATAGATCGCTTAAATTATCGGGTATGTTAGAATCCAATGCATAGTTTGAAAAATCAGGAGGAGTATATGTAAATGTGCCTGCGTCATCATATGTTAGGCTAGTACTCCCGGCAGACGCTGTAACCGCAGAAAATTGCGTAAAGTCAACTCCACCGCCGCTTCCGCCTGTATTATTGTCGGTTCCGATAACCCAACTTGCGCCGTTGTATTTTAAAACGCTCCCACTAGCTGCGCCTGTAGTATCAACATCTGTTAGGCCGTTTATTGCAACGGATGTTAGAAAAGAAGATAAGTTTGGTGGCGTATATGTAAATACACCGTTGGTATCATCATATATAAGACTAGATGCGCCAGAAGCAAGGGTGTTTACTGAAAAGCTGCCAAGCGATGTTGCAGAACCTGTATTATCCTCAGAAAGTGCCCAGCTATTACCATCCCACTTGATTATTTGGTTAAGTGAGGGAGTTCCATTGTCTACGTCTGATAGATCCTGTAAAGCTGTTGGTATAGCCGAAGTGGTTGCATACCCAGAAAGATCCGGTGGTGTGAAAGTAAAAACACCTGTTGCATTATTGTAAGACAAAGTTGATGTACCTACAGCTCCTACTGATACGCTTAAATCCGTTAATGTTATACCTGATCCTGAGCTAGCGGTTAAATCCGTGCTTGGTTCCCATTCTGCACCACTCCATTTTAACACTTGACCTGTGGTTGGAGCTGTTGCTGAAACATTGGATAGACTAGTTGTTGATAGTGTTCCCCAAATTCCGTCTTTTCTTAAGAATGCGTCTCCGTGTGTTGCATTGCCGGCTAGTACTAAACCCGCGGCATAGGAGTTACCTACACCCATTGCGGAGTAGTTGGTATCATTATCTACACCAAGTTCCCATTGGCTAGTTCCATTATTATATTTCAATACCGCGTTAGCGGTCGGATTTGAAAAATTGACATCCGTAAGGCTATTTAAATTGATGGCCCCGACTTCTGCAGACGTTGCTAGGCTTGATAAGTCGGCTGGGGCGAATGTAAACGTGCCGCTTGCGTCAGCATAAGACAAAGAGCCCCCTCCGGACGCTGGATCTGTTGTCACTGATAGGTCAGTTAATTCTATGCCGCCACCGGACCCAGCACCTTGTAAGTCTGCACTAGCTTGCCATTGGTTGTTAGAAGCACTCCATTTTAGAACATGCCCATCGGTTGGGGAATCTACCGATACATTACCTAAGTCTCCAAGATCCATTATAGCCCAGCTACCGTCTTTACGTAAATATGTTTGGTTATGTGTAGCAGATCCCGCAAGCACAAGCCCAGCAGCATAGCTATTGCCACTTCCCATAACATCGTATGTGGTGTTGGTGTCCGTCGCTGATAATACCCCAGCTTCAGTAATACTTAAATTAGCACCTACTATAATACCCCCTAGTTTGCTTGCGGTAGCAATAGGTAATGTGTACTGGTCATTAATAAACTCAGCTAATCCTTCTAGTTTGAAGTTAGCTGTTCTGTATGTCTCGTTGCCAGGGGAACCATCTATGTAATCCGAACCAATTACAATATCTCGGTTATTAAACCCGGACTCTTTTAAATACGTACTTATTCTAGCCATTATTCTTTCTTTGTTCCTTTACCATGACCTGAACGGTTTTTCTTAATTGAAACAAACCTTTTTGTCTTATGGTCATAGTCTTTGCCTTTAATGTTCTTACCAGCCTTTATAGCAGCTCTTCTGCGACGCTGGTTCTCTGCACGCATAGCTCTCCTTCTAGCACCATTTGCGGTAGCCAAATCTCGCTTCTTCTTTGCAGCAGCGGCTGTACGTGATAGTTTCTGTTTACCCATATCTATTATATCACTGATGTTTAGTGTTTTTTACTTTGTGAGATAATTGGAGGTAATGGGTTATATATACATATTTTTTGACATACCCCTTAAAGTAAAGTTAATTTATTTTCGCCAGCCCCCGTATCGTTTTACCGTGCGCATCCGGGTTTCTCAGGAACTGCCGGGATCCCGTAGCCGGAACAACTACTGGAACTCGCACCAGGATTCGGGCTTTTGCCGTAGCTGCAACGCAGCGCGTATAGCAACGCGTATAGCAAACACAAACTTAGTACGGTGTGGTGTAGATAATATATGTGAACTTTGTAGCTAGCCTGCCGTGGCACCGCCTGCGGTGTATAGCAACGCGTATAGCATTTACAAACTTAACACGACTGTACTTAGATAATATATATGAAACGAATTTAAAAGTATAACTATTAAAATTAAAATTATGAGTATAAAAGATAAATTAAAACAATTGTACAATCGCTACGACTTCTTAATTGATAACGACAGATGGGTACAAGCTAAGACAATTCAAAATGAAATAAGAGAATTAGAATTGTTACGTGAAGAAAGTTACACAAACTAAGCACGAAGTAAAGTAGATAATATAAATGTAAACAAATTAAAATAAATAATTATGAGTAAATTAAATGACACATTAGTAAGTAAAAGATTTATCATTCGAAAGTCTTTAATCGGTAAAAACATCAACGTCTCATTCACAGACTACGATGGTAAAGTACACAAGTATTCACATGACAAAGTATACGAGTTATGTAAAGAAAGATTCGACAACATGAAGTGTTTTCAAAAATACAAGTACTACTCTCAAAC